GCGGATTGGTCGAATCTCGCGTGCCGATTGGGAGAAGCACGAGATGGCGAGGTCTTTGCAGGGCGCGGAGGTTCTCCACAGCCTGGGCGTCATCGTTCTCGAGGATCGAGACCCGGAAAAGTGGCGAGTAAGGTTCTTCGCTGACTTCCGCGAGATCGCGGTGCACGAGCATTCCCCGGGGACTGCGCCGATACAGAGAGCGAATCTCTTGCATGCGCCCGAGGGCAGATCGGGACTCCAGGCCGATTTCCTGAAGGTCGCATTGGCTTACCAACCATGAGAGCAGTTTTAGGATCTCGGATGTACTGTCCGCGGGTCTGGCGTCGAAGAATATGAGTATAAAGCTCGGATCGAGCCAGGGAAAATTGCCTGTCCATCGGCTCGCATCTGCTTCCTCTACGTCCCGCAGCGCCACGGCGAGCGGTACACGATAGCCTTGGTGCCGTTGCAAGTTCAGCCGGTCTGCCGGGCATCCTCCGCAAACCTCGGTAACGTCCACCGGCCATTGTGAAGAACTGTTGCGATAGAGTTTCGCGAGTGACTCTGCGACCTCTTGCCGCCGGACGAGTAGGTTCTCCATGAGGCGGAGATTGTACTCTGCGGATTGACGGGATGCCGTACGGCTCATGCCCACATCTCGTTCCCAGGTTTCCTGGAGACCGTGTCCGTGATTCAGTATCCGGACGCGGATGCGCGCCATTGCCGAAAGTGCGGAGGAGGGCGTGAATTCGGAGCTCTCGTCATCGGTGGGCTCGTCGCTTGGCTGGACGTCCAATTCAATCAGTCCAGCTCGCACCATCAGGAGTAGCGTGTGCATGTTCCAGTCAACGTTGTACTCATTGCTGCCCGTCCGATGGCCGGGAACCGTCTCGATGTCGACTTTGAACAGTCCGTCCGCCTCTGCGCTCTTGCGAGACTCGTACAGTGCCTTCCAACGACTATATCCCAACTCTTCGGAAATGATTGTTCGTCTAGACACGCTTTTGGCGACAGCCCAGTCCGGCGGATTGTGGACGAGTAGGCTAACCGATGGGCATCCGTCCCGTCCGCCGCGACCGACCTCCTGGTAGAAGCGGTCGAGCGCTTCGGGAATGGTTGCGTGGACGACAGTCCGTACGTCTGCCTTGTCAATCCCCACTCCGAAGGCGGAGGTCGCAACGACGCCGTCTAGTTTGTTCTCTGTCCAGCTTTTCAGAATTGACTTCCGCTGCTGGTCAGAGGTCTCGCCGTGAAAGCAGGCCGTCCGCGTCAAGCCAAGGCGAGTCTGGAGTAACTGATGCCATCTAGTCGCGTCCTCGCGTGTCGTGAGATATAGGATAAATGGGCGTGGTGCGTGTTGCAGCGCTTCGAGGACGCGCTCCTGTTTCTCGTGGGATGAATTGGCGGGGTAAAACCAGTACTGAGGTTCGGGCCGCAGATGCACGGCGGAGATCATGTGTACACGATCAGGCGGCCCAAAGAGACTGGCGAGGCTGGCAACGGTGTCTGGCGTGAATGTGGCGCTTAGCAGCAGAGTGCGTACTGCGCTGAACTGCGTGTGCCGCTGAAGCGCGTTCCTGATGCCGGCCAGAGCCTGAAAGGCAGGGCGGAAGTCGTCCCCCCACTGGCTAACGAGATGCGCTTCATCAATGACGAGATAGCGAAGCATGCCTGCGTCTGCAGCATCGAAGACGCTTCGCAACAGTGAGGTCACCAAAGCCTCCGGCGAGGTGAAGAGAATGCGTTGTGTACCGTTGCGCATTCTGCTGCGTATTTCGGCGCGATCGCCTGCCGACATACCACCATGCCACGCCAGAGGCCAGCGGCGCGCGCCAGACTTGGCAAAATAGGCTGTCATCTGCCTGTCCTGATCTATCGCGAGCGCCACGGTGGGTACGACAAATAGGGTCAAATGACCGTCGCCTTTGTGCACTAGCGCCGGAGCTTGCCCGACTAGACTCTTTCCGGAACCGGTGGGAAGGTTGACGACTAGGGTGTGCCCGGGTTTCATCAGGAAGGCTGCGCGGATCGCTTCGCGCTGTCCAGGGCAGGAATAGGCGTCATAACCCGTAGCGTCGGCCAGAAATGGATCCGCGGTACAGCGGCTGTCGACTCGCACGACCTTAGTGGAGAAGGCGTCGGCAAATGCGCCCTTGTCGTCGGATGTCAACCAGTCGGGGTGCCAGGGGGCAGGCGTCAGTATCAGTGAATTCTCGTTGATCTTCAGGGCTCTTACGCTGTGCCGCTCCCATTCGTCTGTCCGTGGCCAGGGGGCCCTGGATGGCACACGGAGTTCTATGGCCCCGCCTCGTTCGCTTGTCTCACGCAGCAAATAATGCCGAATGAGAGGTTGGAGATCGGCTTTAAGGAGTGTGGTTGTCGAGGCGAGAGAGAGGATCTGCCGGATTCTCTCACGCAGCGGGTCTGCCACGGGCTCGCTTGGTACGAGCACTCGTGGCCAGTTGTTAAGGGCATCTTGCAGATCTTGGTGACTGAAACTCATGAGGCACTCTCGCCGACGAGTGCAAGGGCCGCAGGAGGTTCGCGGCTGAGTGTGACGAAGCCCGCCACGTCCAATTTGATCGACGGTTGGGTGATTCCGGACAGCAGTGCCTCATTCAAGGCGGTCTCCAGTTTCAGAGCGGCTTGTTCCTTTTCGGCCTCCACTCCTTCTAGGCTGTGAATTCGGGCTGCCAGTTGTGCCATGCGCGATGCACCCTCCTGGTTCGCACTTCGCAGCGCCTCTGCCTGGCGGTTGCGCAGATCCGCATTAGCCACGACCAACGCATGTGCTCGCTGGCTACCCCGGGCGCAGCGCTCGGGCCACGCACCGAATATCTCGGGCAATGACTGACTTAATGCGTGCAGTCGCGCGGCGCTCAGATTGGTGTCACCATGAGTGGCAGTTGCTGGATCCCGTGAATAGGGCAGTGAGAGGCACCCCGCGACGAGTTGAGGATCGACGTGTTCTCCTGAGTCGGCGACCCAGACACGAACGGCCGCTGGTGGAAGGAGGCCGTCACCACGCCGACGCATTGCGGCGCGCGCCGCGGCGCTCTGCAGAAGTCCAGCTTGCTGAAGGCAACGCTCAGCCTCTGTGAGATCGATTTCCACCAGAAAATCGAAGCGGAAGTACAACGCGATGCCGGTCGACGGAGCGCTGGGGTGCTGCCGCCAGATGCCGAAACTCCTGCCGCGATCGTCAGTGTCTGAGAAACTCTTTAGGGCCTCTACAAAGGCATCGCCGTAGCGCAGAACGCGCGCTCCTCGCGTGATCGCGGTTTTCCGGTGCGCCGAGTACTTGTGAGAGAGTGGTTGGCGGGCTGACCCCTCCGGCGCGTCTACATCAAGCGCGCCAATGAAGTCGTACAAGAATCCTGCAAGCGGTATCAGTGTTGCCGGTCGTCCCGACCTTGGCTTCTGATAACGGAAACGGTAGGGCGGGTCCGGCGGATGCGAATCGGTGATATCGTGCTCCAGTACTTTATCAAACAGCAGCGTATCGACGACCCAGTAATTTAGTGCAGCACCGATGAGCTTCCAGTCGCCGTCCGCTTCCTCGAGCCCCTCGAAGAGCGAATTACCCGACGGCGACAGTTCGTCAAGTGCGTCCTGTTGGTCCAACAGCCGAAGCTCCCGCGTGACCTTCCCGTCGGGCTCAGAATACTGCTCGAGCAGCCTGTTGAAAGTGTCGCTCCCATTGTCGAAGAGATCGCTTTTCAAGTGCTGCAACTCGTCTTCGAGCAAGTACTGGAGGCTGGCTATAGATCGGTGAAATACCCCGAGTCCGCGGTCGAGGAGCGTGTACCAACCCTGTTGAAGCTGCGATCCTTCGTCGATTAGTACAGTTGAGCGGATTGTGGATCCAGAGCCGTAGCGGTCCACGCGCCCTATACGCTGCTCGATTCGGTTCGGGGCCAGCGGCAGATCGAAGTGAACGATCGCACGTTCGCTGCCTTGAAGGTTCAGACCCTCCTCGGCTGACGGCCCGCAAACTATAGCTTTGACGCTGATGTCATCGTAAAAGCGTCGCCAGGAACTCTCTTTGTCGACGTCGATGCAGTGGCGCACGGCCGTTGTAAATCGGCAACTCTGAAGGTATGAGAAGACCTCATCAGCGGTCGGTTCGGCCGCGCAGAAAACTACGACTTTCTTATGATGGCCTACGAGCTTGCGGATGTCGTCCTGGAGCTTTTGCAAGCGGGTTTTCAGCCACGTGTCGTCGGCGACCGCGTCACGAATCTCTTCGAGGAGCAACGGATCCTCTCGAAACGAGCCGGACCCACCTGCCACCGCCAAGCCTCGCAGACGAAGAGCACACAGAGACTGAAGTTGGCGGGGATCCTCTACGAAAGAGCTAACCATGGCAGTGTAAAAGTCGGATAGTTCCGTGGCGACATCGGAGTTTCGAGAGGCGTGGGAGACAGCGTGCAATCGCCAGTCTTCCAACAGCGCCTCGATTCGCGGCGCTTGCCATCCGCGCGCGATCGAGCAGTCGCTGCCCCGTCGCTCTGGGGTCAGGAAACGCAGTCTTTTGCGTCGGTTTCGCAGAATTCGACGGTTCAGCCGGTACGTCTCCGACAGGTGTGAGCGTAGTTGAAGGATGGCTCGTTCGAGTTCGGGATCCCCTGGTTGCGGAAAGGACGTCAATTGAGTCTGAAGTGCGACAATCAGCGCCTGCAGCGGTGCGTCGCGAGGAAGTTTCAGCGCAAGGTCATCCAACACAGAGTCCAGGTTCAACACATTCTCGGGACTCAGGAAGGCCACGGCCTCCGCGAGCGTCTGCCGGTGTGAGACCTTGTTTTTGAAAGCGGCTACATCTTCGAGCCGATATACGAGTGGATCGAGGAGGTGCAGTAGACGGAGAAAGCCGATCTCGTTTCGCAATGCCGGCGTTGCGGACAGGAGGAGAATCCGATCGATAGAGCGCGCATGGTGCGAGACGAGCTCATACGTGCTCATCACAGACACGTCGCTAACGCTCGTGAGGTGATGCGCTTCATCGACCACTAGCATCGTCGCATTCGCTAGCGATTTAGCGATTTCATCCCCATTCTCAAGCGAATGGATACTAACTGAGTCGTCGAGAAAGTCGCTCAATCCAAAGCGCTTAGACAGTTCGGTTCGCCATTGATGCGTCAGACTGGAGGGAGCGATGACGACGATCCGGTGCGCCTTGGGATCATCCAGTACAGCTTGACGGATGATGACACCGGCTTCGATCGTCTTGCCGAGGCCGACCTCGTCGGCAAGGAGATAGCGCTGCGAAGCGTCATTGAGCACTCGGCTCACAACGCGGATCTGATGCGGTTCCAACTCTATAGCGGACGACATCAGAGCCGAAATGCCCATCGCTGCAGCCCGCTGCGTAGTGTACGTATTTAAGAAGCCACTTCTGGCGTTTGCGTACTGCGGAGTTTCGGTGATGCCGTGGGATAGGAACACGGTCGGATCGCGGATAGGTCGCCGCCAGCGCACGAAGAGGTTGGCGTGGGAAACCACCTTGTCCGTTTTGTTGGCGAAGCGGATGAGCGCGGTATCCTCTCCGTCATCCAGTACGCGCCCGACCGTCCAGCGATATTCTTCGGGGTCTTGGTAGTAAACCCGGGTGTTCGGGCCCAAGTCTCGCCGAATGACGTTCGCGCTCGCCACTATCCGTGTGCTTCGGCCGTCGGCGGCGGGAGAGTCGAAAAATTCAATTGCGCATTCCGTGCCTGTCACCTCCAGAAGTTTCGCGTGACCGAGATCCTCAAGTCCCTTGACGAGACAGAACATAGAATCGACTTTGTCCCCCATCAGCGAGAGTCTTGTGACGGGAAGAAGCGCCGTGGCCGAAGCACTGCGGCTCGCTCTCGTCACTCCTCGAGTCCCGAATAAGTCTAAGTCTACGCTCCAATAAAATCATGCACTTCCTCTGATTCTTGTGAGCTTGATTCGTTCTTCGGTCAGCGGTGACTATCCTTCCTGGCAGGGATCCGGCGGGAGATCTGTCAGTGAAGATGCAAGTTCATGTATGAGAAGTCTTTGCGCCGTGAAGCGTACGGCCGGCGGCGGAACCCTTGGGCCGCTGCCCGACCACACTCAATGTAGAGAGTAGCGGCTCGTACATTTTGTCTACGGGATGATGGCGAGCACGGGTGGGGTATCGCAAGACGGGACGACAACTAGCCGATGGAAGTGGAGTCCGAGTGCTCCTCTCGGTAGTTTCGATATCGCCCTAGTGCATGCAGTCTAGGTTTGCTCTGCTACAGGTCAAGGTGGCCATGTGCAGCGCCACTGACTCTTCAAGCCGCCTGGAGATTTTTCCGTACAGTTTCCGTACAGCGGAAAGTGGGTTTGCGTAAGTTCTTGATTTCTGGTGGGCGGTACTGGGATCGAACCAGTGGCCCCTGCCGTGTGAAGGCGGCCTTTAAGTGTTTGGTTGTTTGCGGTAGTCTATAAATACCGAGAAAACAGCCATTTTACGTAACGCGTTATTCCTGGCTGTTTCCGGTAGATTGTCCGCCTAGCGTCCGCCTGGAGACTGCCACGATGACGACGACACGCAAACGCAGGGATATCGACAAGGCCCACGTCCGAAAGAGCATCGACCCGGAGAAGGGCTGCCCGCCGCGCCACGAGCCCTATTGGGGCGCGCCGCTCGGCAAGGGGCGTGTGGTCGGGTTCCGCCGGATCGACGCCAATACGGGCTCGTGGATAGCCCGCATGCGCAACGAGACGGGCCGCAAGGTCTACAAGGCGCTCGGGGATGCCCTGGCACCGCCGGGCTCGGTCACCCCGACCCTGGATTACGAGCAGGCCCGAGCGGCGGCGCTCAAATGGTTCGAGGGCCGCGACGCCGGGGTCGAGGATGACAAGATCACCGTGGCCGACGCCTGCCGCGCCTACGTGGATGAGCGGCGCAGGTCGAAGTCGGAAGCCTGCGCCCACGATGCTGAAATGCGGTTCAAGCGCACGGTGTACGGCACCGCGTTCGGCGGAATCATGCTCGCGAAGCTACGCACGCCGCGCATTGAGGAATGGCGAGACGGGCTAGGGATCAGCAAGCCGTCCGCCAATCGAACGCTGACGGCGCTCAAGGCCGCATTCAACCTTGCCGTCAGGCAGCGTCGGGTAATGCCCGCGGCGGAGCGTGAATGGGCCGACGTGGCGCCCTACAAGATGGACCCCAAGGAGCGACGCCGCAATCTGTATCTCGACCGAGGGCAACGCCGCAAGCTGATCGAGGCTGCCGGTGACGGCGCCCTGCGAGACCTCATGGAAGCCGCGGCGCTAACCGGCGCTCGGGCCGGCGAGCTGACGAAGGCGAAGCGCTCACAGCTCGATACGCGGTTAGGAACGATGGCGTTCACGGGCAAGACGGGGACGCGCAATGTGCGGCTGCCGCCCGCGGCGCTCGCGCTGTTCAAGCGCCGCGCAAAAAGCAAGTTGCCGGGGGCGCTGTTGTTCACGCGGGATGACGGCAAGCCGTGGGATCACAGTGATTGGGACGAACTCGTGCGAGCGGCGGCCACGGCGGCGAAGCTGCCCAAGGGCGTATGCCTGTACACGCTGCGGCACAGCTTCATAACGCAGGCCATCGCGGACGGGATGACCACGCTCGATGTGGCGCGCTTTGTGGGTACCTCGCTGTTGATGATCGACCTGCACTACGGCCAGCAGAGTGAGAGTGCGCACGAGCGGCTTTCCAAGGTAGCAATACTGTGAGCAAGACATCCCCAGTGTTGCGGCCGGCTTTCTGCCGCACCGAGATTGAGACCATCGGCCCGGAGCTGGACTTTATCCGAAGGGATAAACTCAACGACTTGCGGCCCAACTACACGAGAGAATTTATAGAAATGCTCGCGGGAGGCGTCAAGGTGCACCAACCGCTGCCAGCAGGCGCGACCCCGATACCCGGCACGCGTTCGACCTATATCTCGCTTGAGTGCATGCTCGCCGCAACGGCCCTAGAAGCCCTCGCCAACAACGCCGAGGCGCTCGCCGCCTTGAATAGCAGTCAGCACACTGTAGGTGGGGAATTCCTTGGCATCAACCGCGCCGTCCATTACCACGCAAGGTGGCTCGAACTGGGCGGGGCACTCAAAAAGCAGGCCAAATTCGACGTTGCCAATTGCTGGCGAGTAGCGTTGAAACAGGTCGAGGCCGACTACAAAACGCATCGAACCGCCGCGCAGCAGCTTGTCGAAGGCATCATCGAAGAGGCGATGAGACATCCGGGCTACGCAACCAGGGCTGCCGCGCTGCGCGCGCTGAACTCCGATATGGCGTGGCGAGCCAAGCAAACCGCTACGAAACGACGGCGGATAAAAAAGCGAAAAGCATCCGCCTAGGTATTGCAGCACAACCGGGGATATGACATTACGATCTGGCACCAGAAGAGACGCCGTCACGGTGTCTCAACACTAGGTGCCACATGTCCGCCAAAGTCCCGTCGATGCAGCTTCTGCAACTACAGCAGCAGTTGCCGCCGCTCGCCCTCGACCCGGCGCAGCGGTATAGCGTCATCGAAACTATCGCGCTGCTTAGGACGAGCAGACGCAGCCTCTACGACATGATTAACAGGGGCGAGCTGCACCCCATCAAACAGGGGCGCCGTACCTACATCGCCGGCTCTGAAATCGCCCGACTTTCTCAGGTCCCGGCCGCGAGCGCTGCGGCGTGAGCGCCAAGCTCTAAAAACGACAACGCCGAGCTGTGAGCCCGGCGTCGTAGAAGGTTTTTTGACAAGGTGCGCCCTCGTCATGAAGAAGCATACTCTCACTCTGCGCGGCGTCAACCCCTCGGCCGTGCGACCCCCGAAGGCTCCCCCGGCCAAGCCGGTCACGTCTCCGCCGCCGCCGCGCCATGATGACGTGCCCGACGATGCTCCGCTGTCACATGTGAACTGGCGGGTTGGGTTCCGCAGGCCAACGCGAAGATACCTGACACGAGAGGCCGCCCTTGCCGAAGCTCGGCGGTTGCGCGAGTCGGAGCCCGGCGCGGTCATCTACACCTACGAACTGCGGCTCATCAGCGAGGATGCACGTGAGCCGGTCTAGCGCCTCCCGGTTGGCGCGGCGGCTGCCCCCACGCGCCCGCGTACGCCTCCTGCGCGATATACGAACGCTGCCGCCCGGCACATGCCCGGGGTGCGGGCGCGTGCATCTCCCTGACATGTTATTTCCGTGTGCCATTGCACGGGCTGCCGGCCCGAGGAAATTCTAAGGTGCCCACATGACTGAGATTACAGCGAGTTTCGATACATTACTCCGCGGGTTGGGGATTAGATGACAAAACAGTTGACAGCGCTCGCGGCCCAGGTCGCGCCGAGCGTGCCGTATGAACGCTGGATTCAAGAAGGTTGGACCGACGAGCAACTACGTGCAAAGGGGTATCTCGAACCCGCTGAGGCGACTACAGCACCGACGTTAGATGAGCTAAAGACGGCACTCGACCGCGCCAACGCAGCAAAGCAGGCGACTGCGCCGGCGGGCGGCCCCGCATTTGCTGCGGCGTGTGAGGAAGCTCGCCGCGCGCACAGGGCCTATTGGGAGGCCGTGGCGGAATCGAAAGGACCACCGTCGCGAGATAAGCAAGCTGAGTTGGATGTCGGCGCGTTCCTCAAACACTGGCCCAAGAATGCGTTTTTACTGCCGAACGACAACTTTGTATCCGATTCAATCGCTGCGGAGCGCGTCTTTTCCTACTTTGCGACAACCGGAGAGTTGTATCGCCGCGGGCCGGCCGTGGTGGAACTCGATCAAGACAGCCGCGCTGTCGTACTCAAGCCCACGGCGTTTCGGTCGCGGCTGACGAAGAACGGCCGCACTACGCTCGCCCTCAAGGCAGGCAACGCCGGGCAGCTCGTGCTTGCACAGAAGCACTGTAGCGATGATATTGCCAAGGTTCTGTTGAGCGCATCGGAGACGCGGCTGCTGCCGGAAATCAAGCTCATCGTCGCAATGCCATTGCTCGTCGAGGTTGACGGAAAACTGATGTTGGCGCAGCCCGGCTACAACGGGAACTGCGGCGTGCTCGTGACGGGCAACACGTCTGTGCGCGATGACGTGCCGCTTGCTGAGGCCGCGGCCGCACTCGCGGACCTGTTGCGAGACTTCAAATTTGCCACCCGTGGCGACCGCTCCCGAGGAATCGCCGGGCTCATCTCGCCGTGCCTGCGCATGGGCGGGTTTCTACACGGCAACGCGCTCATTGACACCGTGGAGGCCGACGAGAGTCAGGCCGGCAAGGGCACCAAGTGCGAGCTGACACACGCGATATACGGGGAGACGCCTTACTCCGTGGTGCAACGCGAAGGCGGCGTGGGCTCACTTGATGAATCGCTGAGCACGGCCATCATGAGCGGCGCGCCTTTCATCGTGCTCGACAATCTGCGCGGCTCGTTGAAGTCCACGGTTCTCGAAGCTGCGGTCACGCCGGTATCGAGTGATAAGCGCACGCCGGTACGAGTCCCGTTCCTCGGGGAAATCCGGGTCGATATGGGCCGCACGCTGTTTCAAGCAACATCGAACGGCTTCAGCAGTACCAAGGACCTTGCGAATCGTCTGCTCGTCACGCGGCTCCTGAAGCAAGCGGGCGACTACGCCTATCACGCATGGGATGGCCTCGGGCTGCTCCAGCACGTTGCGAAGTATCGAGGGTACTACCTCTCGTGCGTCCACGCCGTAGTGCGGTACTGGCACGCCTCGGGCAAGCCCTGCCTTGCAACCAAACACACATTCAAGCCTTGGGCGGGAACGCTCGATTGGATCGTACAGCACGTCTTTGGCGGGGCGCCGCTACTCGAAGGGCACGAGGATGCTGCCTCGATCATCTCCAATCGTGGATTGTCCTGGCTGCGGCAGCTTGCCCATGCGGTGGTCAAGGGCGGCCAGGGCGACTCGTGGCTGCGAGCGGGTGACCTGCGTGTCATCTGCGAGCGCGAGGGTTGCCTGCCCGATGGCGTAAAGCTCGATTGGGGCGATGACAAGATCGAACCGGCGATTGGGCGCGCGATGCATACGTGCTTTGGCAGCTCGACCGCAGTGAAGGTGGTTGTAGATGGCATCACGGTCACGCGCACCGAGCATAAGCCCGCGGACAACAATTGGAAGCCGACGAAGTTCTACATGTTTGCGAAGGCCAGGGCGTAAGCCCACGGTGCAACTTGCGCGCGAACCACCCCAACCACCCCATCCCCTATAGGACTTAGAAAATGCCGCAGTTCTTAGTGCCTATACCTGATGGGGTGGTTGGGGTGGTTGGGGTGGTTCCAAGCGCTACGTGCAACGCAACGCTACGTACATGGCGCTACACCGTGGGAACCCTTGCGTATCTAGCGATGCGTGGCGCGTCTAGCGGGGCTGCCTTGATGCGTACCCGTGGAGATGCCCCGCCGCGCGCTCGCGCGAGCCGCCATGTTGGCCAAAACTTTCGCCGCGCCGGCCTCCCCATTCGCGGTTCCCTTGTGGTAGGGTCTAGCAGTGCCTTGACACAGCAGGGTATCGCGGCATGCAAACACTGGAAAACAAGGCAATACAGCAAACACGAAATTCGCAGGCGGACGCGCAGGCGGATAGTGCGTTGGCCGTTGACGAAGCGCAGAACGCGCCGCCCGTGAAGCCCGGCGAGCTGACGGCGCGACAGCAGACGTTCGCGCGGCTGTACGTCGAGACGGGCGTCGCGGTCGATGCGTATATGGCGGCCTACCTGACGAATAGCTCGCGAGCCTCGGCCCGCGTGGATGCTTACCGCTTGCTTCGCAACCCCAAAGTCGCGGCCAGGGTCCGAGAGCTTCAGGACGCCGCCGCAAGCCGCTCCCTGCGGTCTACAGCGGCCCTGATTGCCGAGTTGGAGGAAATGGTCGATGCGGACCCCAATGAGCTATGCAGCCTTACGGTAGGCGCCTGCCGCTATTGTCACTCGACCCCGCCCGGCTCGTACCATTGGCGTGACGAACGCGAGATGGCGAAAGCCGTAGACGCTTGGCTGGCATCAATCAGCAGCCCCCTTCCGCTGCCGGCGCCCGATACCACGGGCAGCATGGGTTATCGCGCGGACTGCGACCCCAACCCCGAATGCCGTACCTGCAACGGCCAGGGCGTGCCGCGTGTCGTATTCACCAGCACTGCCGACGTGAGCCGCGGTGCGCGCCGTCTGCTGCGCGGTATCGAGCTGTTCCCCGATGGGCAGGTAAAGCGCTTGCTCTTGCATGACCAGACGCAGCTACGTGTCGAGTTGCATCGCCTCCGGGGTCTACACGTAGACCGCAGCGTCAGCATCAACGCCAACGTCAACGTGCCAGCGCTACCCAAGAACCTCAGCGTAGCCGATGCGCTGCGCATGTTGGAGAGCATCGCACCCGCCCCTGCCGACGATTCCACCGTGATTGAGAGTGAACAATGAGCTTGCTAGACAAATTCCTGGGCCGTGATCCGGCCGACGTGCTTGCCACCGAGTTCCACGCTGCGATGCGCAAGACGCCGCCACACGTTGCACTCGCTGAACGTCTGCAACGTGCCACGGCAGCGAAGCGTGCTGCACTACTTGCACGCACCGACGATGCGACCCGCGCCGCTGCACTTGCATGGCTACAGGAGCCGGAGGCCACGCGTGAACGTGACCGGCGCCTTACGTGGCTGCGCGCAGACCTAGCGAACCGGCTGCCGCCGATCAGGCGCTACTACCGCTCGCGCATTGCGGATTTCATCTCGGATTGGGGGCTCACCACGGACCCGCGGCGCATCGCGCTCAATCAGCCGGCGCAAGTACCGTTCGTGCTGTTCCCGAAGCAGCGCGAGCTTGTGGCGTGGATACTCGACCTATGGCGCACTGGCACGTCCGGGGTCGTGGTGAAGGGCCGTGACGTGGGCGCGTCCTACGTTGCGATGGCCGTGCTTGTCTCACTGTGTATCTTCGAGCGGAACTTTGCGGCCGGCGTCGCGAGCGCCACGGAAGCGAAGTTAGATTTGACCGGCAGCCCAGATACGCTATTTGCCAAGCTGCGCGAGTTCTTGAACGGTCTGCCGCCGGAGTTCAACGCCGGCTACGTCGAGCCCAAGCACTCCCTGTACTGTCGTATCAACCTCCCCGAGACGGGCAGCAGCATCACGGGCGAGGCTGGCGCCCTGGCTGGCCGCGGCGCGCGCAAATCACTCTACATCGTGGACGAAAGCGCGTTCTTCCCTATCAGCATCGACGCTGCACTTGCGCAAACGTCCAACGTGCGCATCGACATTTCAACACCGAACGGAATTGGCAACAGCTTCTACGATCGCGCCCACAATGCGGCCATCCCCCGTTTCGATCTAACATGGCGCGACCGGCCCGACCGCGATCAGGCGTGGTACGACAAGCAAGTTGCAACGCTCGACCCCGTGGTGTTAGCGCAGGAAGTCAACGCGGATTTTGCCGCATCGCGCGCGGGCGTCGTCGTCCCGGCGGCGTGGGTACAGTCTGCCGTCGGGTTGCTGGAGCGGCTGACCCTTGAGCCCGAGGGCACCCGCTACGCCGCGCTCGACCTGGGCGACACGAGCGACCGCTGTGCGCTCGCGATCCGGCACGGGCCGCACCTTGAATGGGTAGAGAGCTGGTCGGGGGCCGGCAGCGACATGGCGCGCTCGGCGGAGCGGGCGTTTGCCATCTGTGACGAGCATGGGATTGACGAGCTGTTTTACGACGCGGACGGGCTCGGCGGGCCGTTCGATGGGTTCGCGCGGCTCCTGAATGAGAAGCGGCCGGAGCACGCCCGCATCAAAGTCTACGAATATCGCGGTTCCGGCGCGCCGCACAACCCGAGCCACCGCGCTCCGCGGACCAAAACACCCTGGAAAGATTACGTGTTGAACCGCAAGGCCCAAACGTGGCTGAATGCGCGTTGGCTATTTGAGCAAGCCAACCTCGCTGCGCACGGTGAGGAGTTCGACAAGGAGGCATTCATCAGCATCAACCCGAAAATCCCCGAGCTGTCGAAGCTGATGGCGCAGTTGAGTCAACCCACAATGTCGCAAAATGCGACTGGCCGCCTACTTGTGGACAAACTCGGCGATGGCGAGCGAAGTCCCGACCTTGCGGATTCCGTCGCTATGGTATTCGCCCCGCGTGGCGTGTGGGTGTTTCCCGATGAGCTATTCTCGCTGCTCTGACAGAATCGCCCGATGCTGTCCGCGCAGACGACGGTGCGCGGCCGATACGGCGTCCACGCACTTGCAACACCCGGCCGATGCGGTGTACCGGCGCCGGCTGCCATCACGCTTGCAGCGCCGGCCGATGTATGTTGGCTTGCCCGCGGCGAGCGCCCGGGCACGGGGCTGCGACTTACGCATCCATCTGACTCACGCGCATCTGCCGGAGGATTATGCGCATCGTATCCCACCACGTTTGGGTGCTCGGAGGGATACGGGCGCTGAGGATAACAGCGGCGCGGCGCAGAAATTGCTCGGGCCATTCGCGAACACCGAAGTTTTCCTCGGCAAAGTCGCGTTGCTCCTCGGTGAAGTTGACGACCATCCGGCGCATGGCGGCGTCGGTCAATTTTATAGCCACGGTAGGGCTCCTTTGGCAGTGAACAGCGTTTCAACTTCGCTGGTGATTGTATGCGCCTGCTCAGCCGTGAGTGTGGGCAACTCGTCACGCTTGACCTCGGGTAACATGCCTCCGGTCCACGTGCCGCCGGACATGTTGAGCCACGATGCCATGCTGAGGATGTCCAGCCGATGCGGCCAGTAGCTTAGGTCCGTGTGATGCTCCTTGGGGAAATACCACGGCGACAGCCGGCGCGGCATGAACGGCTGTTGAGGCCATTCGAGCTTGAAGATGCGCAAGGACTCGGGGCCATCCAGGCGTAGCGGTCCTGGGCCGGCGATGCGCTCGACAATGGCGGCAACCTCTGCCGACAGCTTGCGGTCCGTCGTCTCCCATCGAACGCCGCAAACCCACGTGGACGCGCACGCCAAGTATGTCGCCGGCCCCGAGGCACCCGACAGCGGCCGGGCGGAACACAACAGCCCAACGCCGCAGTCAGCGAACCGGGCCTCGTCCCCGTGGGTATAGCGCCACGTCGGGTTGTTGCTGAATACGCCACCGACCGCGGGGCGGCCGCCGCGTAGCGGGATTGGCGAGTAGCCCGCCTGGGCGAACGCGGCGAGACTCATTTGGTGAAGTCCGCGCGGTCAACGAGGTCCGAGCCGATTTTCATGGGCGTCAGCGGGTCCAGCGGCTCCAGCGGATGCGGCGGGCGATCCGCTACTTGATGCTTGAGGTCCGCGGCCGGCTTCTCGACAACCCATACGTACCGCGACAGCTTGGGGTGTTGCTTCAGCCACGTCTCAATGAACTCGCGGTCAACCCCTTCGGTGAGCCCCGGGTCGAGGCCGCGCGTGCCTTTGAAGTTCGCCGAGCCGCCGATCCTGATGAGAGTCGAGCGCTGCGAGCCGCGAAGGACAACGCGCTTGTAGGCTGGCGTCTTGACGAAGCGTTGGGCCGTGTAATCCAGCACTAGGCCCAATTCGCATACGAATCCCTGGGGGTGGGCACAGGCAACAGTAACTACAGTGGTAGACACTTGTGAACTCCTAGAAACAACCGTAAACAGAAAACTGCAATACAATCAATATGTTGCGGTAGACATCATAACTAAGGCGATGCTAAGGTTCAATCCGTGAGCCGACGAACTGAGGCGGACG